ACATATACTTTTTGATATCTTGTATCTCTGCTATCAATGTAGATATTCGTATTTGCTTGTTCAATTAAGCCAACGTTACTAACTGGTGGAAAAATATAACCTTTAACAGTAAAGTTCAAAGTCCAAATAATTAATCTTGTTGTTGAAAAGTCACCTTCATAATCTATTTCCGGTGTAACCGAATTCAGAGTAACTGGCATATCATATTTTCTACCAACCTTTGGAACCAAATCAACAGTTACCGTAAAATCTGGTGTAAAGAAAGGTAGTATTTGTTCTAATATTTGAGTACCATCTTCCTGGTTTCTCACATAAATGCTCAAATCGAATTCGAAGTTATACGGTATTGGTGCATATTGAGCAGATACTACACCCGTATCACTGTTCACACCAAAATTTCTATTGATAGTATTGAATTTTCTTGTTGAGTCATATGATAAACCAACCATGTCAAAAGAAATTCTCGGTACATAGACATTAATTGATTTGGTTAATGTTGGGTCCGAAGTCAGTCTAGTTAGATATTTTTCTTTTGCGCCGTAAGAAAGTGGCACACGGGTTCTTTCATACTCAGTTGTACCAGCTTTATTGTATCTAACAAGAACAATGTCGTTAAACATTGTACCAAAAGCGACGACAACCTTTCTGATTGTTCTATTATAAAAATGATTATTACCTAACATTATGCCTCACCAAATGGGTTAGCTTCTGTGAAATCAATGATTCCATCGGCTTCGGTTTCTATTCTCACATTGTCTGAAATATCTTCGAATACGTCATTACCAACCTGCGAAGATGTATCTAAAGTTATTGCACTTCTTAAGGTACTGCTTGTGTTACCATAAACATTACCTGAGACAAAATTTCCTTTTGTGCGAATTATATTTACAAGTGAGTGTGGTGTATATGAATGAACGATAGCTTGTGCGGTTGCATTAGCTAATGAATTACCTTGATAAATGATTTCACCAGGAATAAACGAACCAGTTCCGGCTGGAAATACGGCTGTATTTGCAAGAGATATTTTTGAGCGTTTATATTCATCAAATGCTTGGTCGTCAATTTCACTAACACCAGTAGAAATAATTTCTTCACTGAATACATATTGTTTCAATTTCAGTGCATAAACATAAACATTACCACCACGTCCTCTACCAAGAGTATAGAACATTGCTTGGTCGTTTTCATGTTCGACAAATGTTATCTCAAAAAAGTTTTGAACTAAAGGAACATATACTAAGTCACCTTCTCTGGGTCTAGAGAGTGAAGTACCTAACATACTAAATCTTCTGCGAGACATTAACAAAGTAATCTCATCACGAATTTCTAAACCAAATTTGGAAATGAAATCGCCTTCACCATCCATACCGGTAACATTTTCCAAATACATTTCGATTGCATAAGCATTAATATACTGTTTCAGAGTATCCTCACCATAAAGCATATCAACTTCATCACGACTAGTTCTTGGAAGGTAATAAACATCCATGCCATGAATCTGCATGGCTTCAATCACCAAATCTTCGACCAGTAATTGCTCACTGGTTATCTGGTGTTGTGGAAAATTATTGAAATAGAAATTCGTTGGCATTATTAACCCATGAAGATTTCGCTAGGCATTGATTGTGTACTCTTAATATCTTCTTCAAGTTTTTCTAGTTCTTCAGTTGCTTCATCATATATTTCTTTGCCGTTTAATGTAACTCCACCAGGCATTGCGATGCCACTAAACTTTTTCATATTGCTTCCCCACTGCTGTTTGATTTTTGCAGTCGCATAAGCTTTTAGGAATCTGTCGTTCCAAACATCACTATATCCAGTTATCGTTGAGGTTTGACCAGATTGTGAAGAAGTATATGCTGAAGTTACGTTTAGAGATGTATCGCTGGTGATATTAACAACCCTCTTTGTTTGTGAGTTGATTGTTATCTCATCATTAATGGAAACTTCTTGAGTGAATACGGTATTTGAACCAGTAACGACATTAGAAGAATCACTTATTGCTGTAGTTCCGGTTAATGTTATTGTATCTGGAGTAACTGCTCTGTAGCATTCAATAATAACCCAATCACCAACATCAACATCTCTAGTCCAGTCAATGTCCAAATGCAGACGATTCATTTTTCTATTGAATCGAATTTGTGGTGTGCCGGAGAAAAGCAGATTAAGTGTTCGAATGTGTTGCATTGTGATTTCGTATGACACATAAGAAACAGATGTGAAGTCATACAAATCGTGCAAACGCAATTGATAACGCAAGTCAAACATATTTACTGATGAGTTTGACTGGTCAAAAGGTAAGATACCAGTAATAAACATGACAGCATCTGGACAATAAATCCATTGCCTGTCAATATCTTCTTGTTTTATTTGGTGTTTCAGGTACATCTGCTGTGTACCATCGTAGTGATAGTCGTAAAAGAAGTTTAGTGCATCATCTATTCTATCATCTACTTGGTCATCATCCACGTTAATTTGTATAACTGGATGACCTAACTTGCGTAAGCAATAGTCTTTAAATTGCGCTCTGGTGGTAGGTTTTGCCATATAGAATACCCATAGTTTTATGGGTTATTTATACTATTAGGACACCAGTTTTTGAATCGTATTTTTTGTTCGGGTCAAACATCTTGAACCTCTCCCAACCAGGTTCACCTTCTTCAACTCTCTTTCCTTGAGAGTAAAAACCTATATGTTCCAGCATATTGCTACCATCTTGGTTCTTTAGAATTGCCATTTTCATGTTATGTTTTTCTTTAAAATACTTCATGACTGGCCATTCTGCAAGGTTGCAACCTTCAGTTTCAGTGATAGGTTCTTTTGTCAACCACGCTGGATAAAGAGAAGCCATTGTCCAAAAATAATCATCACGTACATCGTAACGATATTCTCTGAAAAATTTATCTTGCCAAGTAATCTGTGGTTGATTCAATTCGAAATCGTACCAAGGATTTCTCTTGATATTAACCTGACAATACTCTTTATTTTCTTCCAAAAAATCAATTAGGTCTTGTATTTTTATTGGTTGTTGAAATACAACATCATCTTCGTGGTGCCAAATGTAGTCATAATCTTGAGTGGCAAGATACTTCCACAACTCAGTCCAAGTCGGTGTCAAACCTAAATTTTTTTCATGTAACACAGCTTCATTGAAACCATAATTCTGCGCCAGTTCGGCTATCTGAATGTCATCACGACCTTTTGGATAATCATCCATGAATATACCGTAAACTTCATGCTCACCAAAATCAATATACTTTTGATGAGATTCTAGAGTTGGTATCAGAAATTCTGGTCGATTAGTTGAAAAAATTACGCGGCATATTTTCATCAATACTCCGTGTTCAAAAAGAAAACTTGAAAGAGTCTGCCGTTTTCTAAACTGTTGCCAAAATAATCGAGAGATGCATGGTAAATATCACCTCTGTACAAAATAAGTCTATTATATAAATTACCGATTCTATCAACAAGTTCCCACTTTGTCATGTCTTGCGTTTCACCATCAAGTGGTTGTTTCAAGTCATACATTGTATTACTTGCTTTATGTTTGAAAAGACCAGTGCCGCCAGAAACTGGTGCATCCGGTGTTAGATAACAAATACCAGCCCAAGTATTGTAGTTATCAACATGAACCCAAGTTCTATCTAAAGAAGTTGTACACTGAAAACTACCTGTTAATCCATTTACATCATTCCAGTTTGTTACTTTACCGGCAAAAGGCTCTAGCATTTTTTGTATGCCTTCTTTTGTACTTTCGTTGAGGAATGTTTTAGTTCTTTTTCCTGGAAAGTTATTTTGTATATCAAACTCCTGATTTAGTGCAAACTTCCTCACTTCATCTGGATTAGAATAGAAATCATCAGTAATAATTAAATTAGTTCTCACGTTATCTCCACTTCGGACCATCAAACCAGATTGCAAGAGAATGTCTATTGCCTTTTGTTACTGGTGATGCTGAATGAAATATAAAAGAAGGAATAAAAATTGCTGTTCCTCTTTGTCTTATTTCTTCTGCATCCGGTGCTTCATTAACATTATATAAATTAAAATCACCGCCTTCATATTCACTTGAGTCTGTTAGTTGAACAACACAAGTTAATTTTCTGTGGTAGAATGGGTCGTTGTTCATCCAGAAAACATCTTGGTGCGTTTTATATTCACCTTGTTCTTCGGAAGAATACTCGGCTAACTGGATGTAATCCAATTTTGTAATGTGAAAATTAAACCAATCTTCGTTAGCTTGCAATGCTAACTTCCACATTTTGTCGAAAAGAAATTCGAACTGTGTATCCGGTTTTCTTATGAAACGAATATCACTTCTGCGATATGATTCATCTTTGATAGCACTATCAGCACCCATGACTGCTCTTTGAGAGGGCATTTTAAGCCCTTCTCTCAGAATATAATCACATTCATCGGCAGTGAAGATGCTTTTAAAATAGCACCATTCACCTTTCATTAGTTGAGAACCTTGTTAGATAAAGGTCCAGTTAACTGATTTGAGTTTGGTTTGCCGAGTTGTTTCTCAGCTTGTTGTTGTATTGAAGTGAATGTTCCATATGCTGCTTCAATAGGCAACTTAGCGATGCCAGCCAACATAATGTTCAAATCATTCACACTCACTTCAAGTTTCACTGTTTGTTCTTGCATAATATCTCCATTAAGTTATCTATTTATTGTGCTGGTGTTGGTGCTGGCGCAGGTGCCCAAGGCAATGATGCTTCAACAACTGGTGTAATTTTCTCATCAATTTGTTTTTGAATTTGACCGTTTACATGTTGTTCATAGTTACCTACAACAACTGCTTTAATCCAACCCAAAACAGTTTCTTCGGTCAATTCTTCAAATGCAACAAATTCACCAGCAGGAACATCCACTGAAGTGAATGGTGTTGCTCCCGAAAAAGTTCCTTCATTACCGTTTTCATCAGTACCAATTTTTTTCCAGTATGTTTGAACGACAGCATTTGTATTGTCGCCCTCATCTTTGGTCTTAAGACCAGTTACTTCCCATGTGTATGTAATTGCCATTATTTTCTCCTAAAATGTTGGCTTATTTAAGTTTGTTTTCCAATGCAAGAATTCTCTTGTCTTGTTCTTTTATGTAGGTGCTCTGTTCTTTAACGGCTTCAATTAATACCGCAACTAATTCTGCGTAGCCTACAGAGTACATAGATTCTTCAGAACCACCAACAACTTCTGGAATAACTTCAAGAACTTCTTGAGCAATCAATCCTATGTGCTTCTTAGTTTTGTCGGCAAGGTCTTTACGTGTAAATGAGACACCTCTAAGTTTGTTAACTTTATCTAAAGCACCTTCAATAGTTTCGATGTTTTCTTTAATTCTTCTATCAGAATCTGCTCTAAGGGAAGTTGCAGATTGTAAATAATAAACATAAGTTGTGCTATTTGGGTCTACGTAATAACCGGTATTATCCAAATCATAAAAAATAGGCGCTCTCATGCTCTGATTAGCTTGAGCAAAAGAGCCGTCTTTACCTATAGCAAAAATTTGTGTACCCAAATCTTCGGTGTCATAGAATCTGATGCCGCCATAATTCGGTTGTGCGCCCATACGAATACCGGTGTGCCAACGAATATCAAGTTTATTATAATTACCACCGTAATTTTCTAAGTTTGTACCGATGTAATAATTATCTCTTGAATCGGCACTACCGTCACCAAACATTAAACGGCGACTTGTATTGCTATTGTAAGAATTTGCATTTTTACCACCACCAATAACTAATTGTGAACCATTTTCATCTATACCTTGATTCAACCACCAACCTTGATTTGCGGCTAAATGCCCTTTACCGTCACCATCATGATAAAAAGATACACCCATAACTGTACCTTCATAACCATCGCGGTGCCTTATTGGTCCATCCATTTCCCAATAGAAACCACCGGAGTCAGGATAAAAGTGCTGTCCATATGATTGTGAATATAATCCAGTTTCACTAAAAGCTCTGAACCAATTAGACGCTCGGACTTCATACAAATTTGAAATACTATTTGGGTCACAATAATAACCAGTATCATTGTAATCATAAAATAAAGTACCTCGAACATCAGCAGAGAAAACTGCTCTGCTAGAAAGGGCGGCTCTGAAAGAACCATTGTTAATAATTAAAATTCCATGGTCATTCAGGTTGTTCGCACCACCTAAACTGCCTGCATTTGGATGGCTCCAAGCAATACCATACATGTTACTTGTTGCCGACCCATCGGCGGCCATTCTATAACTAGAACCCATCGCAAAAACAGTTTGTAATCTATAACTGTCATAAGTTCCAGTTACACCTAAACCATAATTGTTGAAAGTGTGCCAACCATCTTGATTCGATTCATTCCATTTTGATGTGCTTGCACCATCAAAATAATATCCAGTATTATTATAATCATAAAAAATTGGTGCTCTAACAGATGAGAAATTGTAAAAAATTCCGCCGTTAGTCAACTCACCAATATTTGAATCTCCAGAACTTCTCCATTCATGTCCATCACCCGAACGATAGTAACTTCTTCCTGAGCTACCAAAAAAGAATCTCTGTTGACCATCTGGTGTAGAGACCCACGAACCATTGACTGCCCATGTTGCTCCAGTTGGTCCTGTAGGTCCGGTTGGGCCAGTGGGTCCGGTAGAACCAGTTGGTCCTGTTGCGCCTTGAGCGCCTTGAGCGCCTTGAGGGCCTGTAGGTCCCGTAGGTCCTGTAGGTCCTGTAGGACCAGTTGGTCCTGTTGCGCCTTGAGCGCCTTGAGGTCCTGTTGGTCCTGTTGGTCCTGCGGCACCTTGAGCGCCTTGAGGACCTGTAGGTCCTGTTGGACCTGTTGGTCCTGCGGCACCTTGTGCGCCTTGTGGTCCTGTGGGACCTGTTGCTCCAGTTGTTCCTTGTGCGCCTTGTGGTCCTGTGGGACCTGTTGCTCCAGTTGTTCCTTGTGCGCCTTGTGGTCCTGTGGGACCTGTTGCTCCAGTTGTTCCTTGAGCGCCTTGAGGTCCTGTTGGTCCTGTTGGTCCTGCGGCACCTTGAGCGCCTTGAGGTCCTGTTGGTCCTGTTGGTCCTGCGGCACCTTGTGCGCCTTGAGGACCTGTAGGTCCTGTATTTCCTGTTGCACCTTGAGGTCCAGTTGGTCCTGTAGGTCCTGTGGCGCCTTGTGGTCCTGTAGGACCAGGTGGGCCGCCCGCCAACAAGTTAGTGCTTACTCCATTCGAAGTCGCCGTCATATCAATGTATACACCGCGAGCTGAGCCACCTTGCTCAAAAATTCTTATTTTATTTTGATAAGCATCGATGGTAATACCGGTTCCACTATATGTTGCATTTGTGGCAGGTTTTGCTAATAATATTTCGCCGCCTTCATCGCCTTGACTATTACTCAATGTGAGCTGAGGTACTGATAAAATTTGACTGCCATCAAATGTAAAGTTAGCACTTCCACTAGCAACATTACTTGAATTTTTAAATATAACTTGATTGGCACTTCCAGCAACGGGTCCTGTTGCACCTTGAGGACCTGTTGCACCTTGAGGTCCTGTTGCACCTTGTGCGCCTTGTGGACCTGCTGGTCCCGTGGAACCAGTTGGTCCTGCGGCACCTTGTGCGCCTTGTGGACCTGTAGGTCCAGTTGGTCCTGCGGCACCTTGTGCGCCTTGAGGTCCAGTTGCACCTTGTGCGCCTTGTGGACCTGTAGGTCCTGTGGGACCAGTTGTTCCTTGAGCGCCTTGTGGACCTGTAGGTCCAGTTGGTCCATTTGCACCTTGAGGTCCTGTTGCACCTTGTGCGCCTTGTGAACCTTGAGGTCCAATCAGATTAGTAGAAGCGCCTACCCAAACACCATTCGCCGCTATTACTTCTGTTGTTCCTACCGTAAGTCCATTTTTGACTACGAAATTTGAATTGTTTGCCAAGTTTCACTCTCCACTTGTTTTTATTTTTTTATGTTGTTATTAATGTTCCACTTAATTTGTACACTGTTATTGCATTGGTTGGTGTTGACAATAAACTCAAAACACCACCAGAAATTGATGCATCAAAAGTGCCCAAAGAAGAACCAGTCTTTATTTCACCGTATTGTGAAAGATAAACATTTGCATTATCGTGTACGAAACTCAATTCTATGATGTGATATTGAGAACCACTAGTCATTTGAACAAAGTATTTTCCTGACCTGTAAGTTGAAGTGGATAAAGAATCCAAAATAAATTGAGAATTTGTACTTGTTGTTACCGTAGTGGATTCTAAAATTGTATTTGTATTAACTGAAACAGAAACGTTTGCAACAAGTGAAGAACCTGTCACTGTTGAACCGCTTGTTAATGAGCCAGTCATATAATCACCGGCTCTGTTAACTTTTATGATATTTAAAACACCTGTATTTGCTTCATATGCATTTTTGACAACAAGTAAACCAGCACCAACGTTTGCTTGATAATTGTTGGTAACAGTATTGGCAACAGTTATTAGACCTGCACCAACGTTTGCTTGATAATTGTTGGTAACAGTATTGGCAACAGTTATTAGACCTGCACCAACGTTAGCCTGAGCCGCTGAGGCATCAGCAATTCTTGCTGCACCAATGTTGGCGGCAAGAGATGAGTTGGCGGCATTTGCATCGATTCGCAATGCACCTACGTTTGCTTGATAATTGTTGGTAACAGTATTGGCAACAGTTATTAGACCTGCACCAACGTTAGCTTGATAAGCACTTGTAATCGAAATTACTGCTGCACCAACATTAGCTTGACTAGATGTTATCGCAGTATTTGCTTGTGTAAAAGCAGCTTTTGCAGTTTCATTTGTTGTATTTGCAAGGTCTGCACCAATTGGGTGTGTCAGCTTTTCATAAGCTGGCATTGCAGTGTAATCTGCCCAAGTTTTTGCAGTTTTTTCTGAATGAATAATGTGACCTTCACTATAGCCGGCATCTTCAAACATAACCCATTCGTTGATTTGTTCATTCCAACGAATGTAAACATTTGCTTGATTGCCTCTATTAACAACTATTTCTGCGTTGACACTTGGTGTACCAACAAATTCACTATTCAATATAATTACATTACCACCAACTGTCAATTCAGATGTAGTAATAGACTGTGCATTACTAATCGACAAGTTGCCTGTAATTATAACATTACCTGAAAGGAGTGTTTCACCTGCAACATGCAAGTTTGCTTGAGGTGTATCCGTGTTAATGCCTAATCTATTATTTACAAAGTCCCAATACAAGTGTGTTGGGTCCTCATCGATTGCATCATTTCTTGCAAATAGTATGGCACCGTTGGTTTTGTTTCTACCTTCCATCAAGTGAATGTTCACAAGAATAGAACCATTTGTCAAGTCTGAAACAACTGCATATCCTACTGTAACTGGAACTGCTGGTGGAGCAGGAGCAACAGTTGTATAACCGCCAGGTGTTGTTGCAGACAAATACAACTCTTGACCTGGAGACAACATCGAGGTATTCAAACCATCTATTTTACCCGCGCCGGCAACATAACCGTAAGCACCGGCAGCAATACTCATTGTTGCAAGACCGATAACTTCTGAAGTTGCAGGTATAGCAGCGTTCGCTAATGCTACACTTGGAAGACCATTGGCTGAAGCACCATCGATATAAACGGCAGCACCATCAGAAATTGTTGATGCAGTGTTGTTCCAAACACGAATAGTATATTTTTGTCCTAACTCTATTTCATCGTTAGTTTCATTAAAGTAAGAAACACTTTTATCTACATTGTTGTAGAAAATTCGTCCTTCTTTATATGAAGGTACACTTTGATTTGTATTTAAATCTAGATATGTTCCAACAGAAACATTAGAAGTTACATTTGCAAAACCTGAAAAATCACCACCAACATTTGCTTTGTTATATGCCAAGTTAGCTTGAGCAAAAGCGGAATCTGCACGACCTAGAACTTCAATTCTTGCAGAACCGGTATTAGCTTGAGCGGAGGCAGTATCAGCAATTCTAGCAGCACCAATGTTAGCCTGTAGATAACTATTTGCGGTATCGGTATAAGACTTGGCTTCAATCAATGCCGCACCGGTGTTCGCTTGAGCCGAAGAAACATCTGCGATTCTTGCAGCACCAACATTTGCTTGCAGATAGTTATTTGCGGTGTCGGTGTAAGATTTTGCTTCTATTAATGCTGCACCCGTGTTTGCTTGAGAAGCAGCAGTATCAGCAATTCTAGCAGCGCCAGTATTGGCTTGTGAGTAATTATTTGCAGTATCAGTATATAATTTTGCTTCTATTAATGCTGCGCCGGTATTGGCTTGTGCCGATGCCGAATCGGCAATTCTGGAAGCACCAACATTCGCTTGTAGATAACTATTTGCGGTATCTGTATAAGATTTGGCTTCAATCAATGCCGAACCGGTATTGGCTTGTGCCGATGCCGAATCGGCAATTCTAGCTGCTCCGATGTTTGCTTGTAGATAACTATTTGCCGTATCAGTATATGATTTTGCAGTAATTAAAGCAGAACCTGTGTTTGCTTGCAAATAGTTATTTGCGGTATCGGTATAAGACTTGGCTTCAATCAATGCCGCACCGGTGTTCGCTTGTGCTGCTGCTGAATCAGCAATTCTGCCGGCGCCAATATTAGCTGCCAATGAAGAATTGGCAGTATTAAAATCTATTCTTAATGCACCAGTATTAGCATCAGAATCTTGTTTGTTTGCAATTAAACCGGCACCAATGTTTGCTTGATATGCACTTGTTATTAATATAACTGATGAACCAACATTTGCTTGCAGATAGTTATTTGCGGTGTCGGTGTAAGATTTTGCTTCTATTAATGCTGCGCCGGTATTGGCTTGTGCCGATGCCGAATCGGCAATTCTGGAAGCACCAACATTAGCTTCATATGCATTTGTGACAGCAATTAAACCAGCACCAACATTAGCTTGAGAAGCGGCAGCATCAGCAATTCTAGCTGCACCGATATTGGCTGCTAGTGAAGAATTGGCAGTATTTGCATCAATTCTTAATGCACCAACATTTGCTTGATATGCATTTGTGACAGCAATTAATCCCGAACCAACATTTGCTTGATAGTCATTTGTAATTGAAATAAGACCAGCACCAACATTTGCTTGATAGTCATTTGTAATTGAAATAAGACCAGCACCAACATTAGCCTGTGCAGCGGCAGCATCAGCAATTCTAGCTGCACCGATATTGGCTGCTAGTGAAGAATTGGCAGTATTAAAATCTATTCTTAAAGTGCCAACATTAGCTTGCGAATAGTTATTTGCGGTATCTGTATAAGATTTGGCTTCAATCAACGCCGCACCGGTGTTCGCTTGAGCAGCGGCAGTGTCAGCAATTCTAGCGGCGCCGATGTTGGCTGCCAATGAAGAATTGGCAGTATTAAAATCTATTCTTAATGCACCAGTATTGGCCTGAGCGGCCGCTGTGTCGGCAATTCTAGCTGCTCCGACATTTGCCTCATAACCTTCAATAGTTGCAATTCTGCCTTCTGCAACATTGTTACTTATTACCCAATAATCATCACTTTCATTCCAACGTATATAAGTATTTGTGTATAAACTTCTATTTACTATGATACCTGCATTTTGTGTAGGAACAATATCAACCAAATCTGAGTTTAAAACGACTTCATTATCTGCAACATTCAGTTCAGTAGTATTAATGTAAGTTGTCGTTCCGGTGACACTAAAGTTTCCTGAGAGAGACAAATCACCAGAAATTATTTGTACTGAAGGAGATGTTAACTTTACAAAAGTGCTATCAGTATAATTTTTAAGACTATTATTTGCAGCAATAATACCAGCACCAGAATTTGCTTCCCAAGAAGCTTTGTCTGAAATTCTTCCAGCACCAACGTTAGCCTCGTATGCAGCAGTAATAAAGATTACGGCGGCACCTACATTTGCTTGACTGAAACTGTTTGCAGTATTAGAAGCATTGAAAGCTAAATTTGCTTGGTCGAATGCTGAGTTGGCTATGTTTAAAGTTCTTGTAGTAATATTACTTGTAATATCACCTTTTGTGATTACAAGTCCTGTTTCTTCTAACTTTGCGACAACATTAGAAGTCTCAAAACCACCAACTAAAAATCTGATATTGGTACTTGGAGATGTTGTACCAATGAGCATATTTCCACCGACTTGACCAGTATTGCCTTGTACAAGGAAATAACCAGTTAGTGGCTCAAAAGGAGTATCGTATCCATTATAAAAATTATATGTACTACCTGACATACCAACGTCAGTGTAAAAGGTAGTATCGGTTCCAACATCGGCGGTTATAACAAAGTCGGCAGAACCATCACCGTCAATATTTTGCTGATTAACTTGTGTGTATAATGCAGAGTTGCTGGTGAACTGTGCAATTAAGTTGGGTAGAGGAGTTGCGGATTGTGTTGCAAGACCAGCATAAAATTTATTAAATGCAATGATATTTTGTGCATCAACATTAGCAGAAGAATCTATTGAACCATTTAATATTATATTGCCGGTGATAGTTTGAGAATTTTTAATTGTTCTGATAACTGTATCATCAACATCAACAATAAAGGTATTATTTGCATCTGAAAATGCAACACTAACACCATCTGCACCTAATATTCTCAGAGTATCTGTTAGTAAACTTAAATTTCCCGCTTGCGTGTCACTTGAAACATTCAATAAAGTTGCGACATTTTGTTCACCTGCGAAAGAAATTCTTCCGTCAGTTTGTACAGTGAAGGTTGGTATTTTTGTTTGGCTACCATAAGTACCAGCAATAACACCTGTTGTCGGTATAGAACCGACTATATTATTTGCAATTACATAATTGAAACGTACATTACCTGTTTCATCTCTTTTTACAAGAACATTTGCAGTTGAATCACTGCTTGCTTGATTTATTTTTCTCGTATAATCGAGACCACCAATTTCTACAATTGATGTGCCATCATGAATCCATAGCGTATTTGAAACGGCAGAGTAAGCAGGCTCGGCTGTATTAAGAGATGCTGGTTTTCCGTTTGCGCTAGAATATTTTAACAGAATTACTGTATTTGACATTTCTATCCCTAGGTGTTCCTTTTATTTATTTGCCTAAAAATTAAAAAGAACCTCCATTAATAGAAACAAGAGAAACCTGCGCCTCACCTAAAGGAGATGATTTGAATTTCGAATCAAGAGCATCATAAACTAAAACATCTCCGTTTTCTGGATTACTTATATCTGTATCGAAAAGTTCTGATAATGCAACATTCGGCTTTGTTCGAAAATTTGGGTCCGCAATTACAGTTCTTGTTGATTGTTTTACGGTAACTTTACCTATGTCCATAAATTACCTCGTAACTGATGGTAAAACTGTAATTATTCCTTCTACGACTCTAGTAACAACATTAGAAGGAGATGTAATCTTCACATCATAAACATATCTTCCGGCAGTTAAACTGGAGGTATTAGCAGCAGTCATGAAAAGAGTTATTTCACCATTTGCCGTGCCAGTTATTGTAGAAGTTATATTTGAGGACGAAGAAGAATAATATGACTTACGCATCTGTGATTCAGCCGTGTAAGCATATAAATTGATTGCTAAACCAACTGTGTCTTGAACATTTAAAGTTGTATTAAATGTTGCACCTTGTTCTATGACTAGTTCTGAAAATGCTGCCATTTTATTTCTTCTTTAACTCATCTATTTCTGCTTTTAGTTCTTTGATAGCTTCAATCAGTAAAGGAATTAACTTTTCATATCTTACTGCCAAATAACCAGTGTCTCTAGTCATGATTGCTTCGGGTAAAACAGATTGAATTTGTTGAGCAATGACACCTGCTTCACGTTCAGTTGTGTCTTTACCTTCAGCTAATTCGTTCCAATTGAACGTTACACCATCTAATGAATATACTTTTTCAAGTGCATTTGGAATAATTTCAATATTTGTTTTTAATCTCTTATCCGATGTATATCCTGCGGTAATATCACCAGTTGCACGAATTTCCCCTGTTGTTCCAGAAGCGGCGGTACCGACACCTAGAGAACCAAATTGTGGTGCACCTGTTGTTCCGAGTCTTGCAGCCGCTAATGTTCCGGAAGAAATATTCGATGCATCCAGTGCATTTGTTGTAGCAGAAGCGGCTAGACCAGAAACTGCGCTGGAAGCAATCGAAATCGAAGTACAAGATACTGATGTAACATGTCCAGATGCATTTACGGTAATTTGCGGAACAACAGAAGCAGTTCCAAAAGTTCCGGCACTTACACCAGAATTCAAGTGTTGGAAAGCTCCGTTTGCAGAAATGTAACTCAATGGTGCACCAAAACTTCCAGCAACACCGACAGCCGCTCTTGCTCTAGCATCTGTATAGTAAAGGTTTGTTCCTTCACTGATGCCAGAAGTGCTTGGTGTTGTATAGCTGAAGACACCAGTAGATGAGTTATAGCTTAAAGAACCGGATGCACTCACTGCTCCTCTTGCTCTAGCGTTTGTGAAGTATAGATTGGTACTTCCTTCAGCTACAGTGTCTGTGTTACCTTGGGTGTAACTAAAAACACCGGTACTTGAATTATAACTTATTGAACCAGTTGCGCTTACCGCTGCTCTTGCTCTAGCGTTTGTGAAGTATAGATTGGTACTTCCTTCAGCTACAGTGTCTGTGTTACCTTGGGTGTAACTAAAAACACCTGTTGAAGAATTGTAACTTAGTGAACCAGTTGCGCTAACGGCTGCTCTTGCCCTTGCGTTTGTGAAGTATAAGTTAGTGCTTCCTTCAGTAATTTCATCAGTATTATCTTTACCAGCTACTGCCGCATCAACATAATTCTTCATGTTGGTGTTTGCTGTAGTAACTGCGCTTAATGCTTCCAATCTGGCGGCACCGGTGTTCGCCGTTGTTGCAATAATGAATTGACCAACGTTATCTCTCAACACCCAATAATCATTAGTTTCATCATATCTAATGAATACGTTTGGTGAATTTGCTATATTGCCTCTGTTAATTATAATACCCGCATTTTGCGTAGGCATCGAATTTGTCGGCCAATCAGAGTTTAGAACAATTTCATTGTCAGAAATATTGACTTCTTCAGTGTTTATTGTGGTGACTGTTCCGTCTACTGTTAATCCACCATTAATTGTAACTGACCCGGTGATTGTGCCACCAGTTTTTGTGAAAAAAGTCGCATCAGTGTAATTCTTAAGATTAGTATTAGCTGTTGTTATTGTAGTATCAGTGTAATTTTTTAAGTCTGTATTAGCAGTAGCCGCAGCAATTCTAGCCACACCAACGTTTGCTTGTCTATCGCTAATTTCAGTATTGATAGAATCTTTCAAACTCTTTGCACCAGAAGAACTCAAGAAAGTATCTGTGCTTGTAGAAGTTAAAGAATCGCTAATTAGATTTGCAGTGAGAATCTTAGAATAGCTTGTACCAACGTCAGAATTAAATACGTCACGAATTTGCCATGTATTAGAAGAAGCGGCCCAACGAATGTAAGCATTAGCATCACTATCTCTATCTGTTACCAATCCACCACCAGCTAAAGCGCCTGAAGAAGTAGCAACAATAATTTGTCCGACAGTAGGAATTTGAGTTAATGAACTGAATCTGGCTTGCCATTGCAACAAAGTTGAACCTAAGCTATTAACTCTATAAGAGCGTCCATTAACAATGACCGCACTCGGTGCCATGTTATGAGCGGTTACACCACCAGAAGTATTTCCTCTAAAGACACCATAATATGCCGCACCAGTTGTTGTAACTGGAGTTACTGTGCTAATTGACAATACATCGGTATCATAAACAATATCACCGGTGAGAACAAAGTCTCCAGAAACAGTTAACTTTCCACCAATAGATGCATCTGTGCCTACCGTTAATGCTCCACCAATATCTGCTCTATCTGTAGTCATTAAAGTACCGGCATATACCATATTGCTGGTGTTAACGTTTCCAAATACGGAATTTCCTGTGACACGCAAAGTTCCACCAATACCAGCATCTGAGGTTATTCGTAAACTGTCTCCGACAACAGAATTTGCGGTAACAAGATTTCCAACATTTGTGTTACCGGTTACATCAAGGGTCGTTCCAACAGTCGCACTTGTTCCAACAGTCACACTTGTGCCAATATCCGTTCTATCTGTAGTCCTTAAAGTACCGGCATATACCATATTGCTGGTGTTAACATTGCCGAATACGGAATTTCCAGTAACTCTTAGCGTACCACCAATACCAGCACTTGAGGTTATTCTTAAAGTGTCACCAACAACAGAATTTGCGGTAACCAAATTACCAACGGTTGTGTTGCCGGTTACATCAAGGGTCGTTCCGACAGTCGCACTTGTTCCAACCGTCACACTCGTACCAACATCTGTGCGACCTAATGTTCTCAAAGTACCGGCATATACCATATTGCTGGTGTTAACATTACCAAATACGGAATTTCCTGTGACACGCAGAGTTCCACCAATACCAGCACTTGAGGTAATTCTCAAACTGTCTGCGACTAAAGAATCCGTAGCATTGACATGTGCTACTGTAGCGTTAGCAGTAATTCTGGCATTGTCTACCACAATAGAACCGGCAGCGGATACAAAATGTGATGCAATAAGATTGCTTGTAAATCTACCGTTATCACCAACAACAGAATTTGCGGTAACCAAATTACCAACAGTAGTGTTACCAACGACAGAAAGAGTTGTACCAATTGCAGTAGAGTTATTAACAGTTAGATAACCAATTTGTGCTGTGCCTGTAATTGAAGCATCAGTATTAGCAATAAAATTATTTGTACGAATTGATTGAGTAGCTTGAATATTGACATTAACGATTGCGCTATTTGCGACAAAAAGTGCAACACCTTTACCGTAAATAAATGTATTAGCACCAACCGTCAAATTACCGGTTGCTGCACCTTCAGAACCGAGAGCGATACTTTTACCAACAGTGAAGTCACCGGAAACCAATGCATTATTGGCTACAGAAAGTCCTATTCCCGCAGATGTGATTGATAAAACTGCTGTACAAGCAATGTTTAGAGAGCCTGCTGTTTTATCATAGTTTCCCGTCTCAATTTTATTGAGAGCATTAGCTGACAAATTGGTCTGTATACGCCATTCGTCAACTGTATTTGTTCTGGTAATATTACTGATTGGCATTATTCTTTACTCTGATTCAATAAAGCGTTGAGTAGTTGTTTTATATCTTTCATGTCTTGAGACATAGATTCTACTTGGAATTTAAGGTTATTTATCTCATCATTTTTACCGTTAATTCTTTGGGCGAGTTTTCTCCTCGCTTCATTTTCAATTAACGCTGAACGCCCCGTCATCAGAAGGGCGTTCGTTGTGGTGTCTTTCACAAAATTTGTACCTTCAACCTTTAGTTTCATCTATCACTCCGCAGGTGTTGCAATGATACGCAAATCTCTCACACTTGGTGGAATAGCTGGGTCGCTAGAAGTCAAAACAATCTTAATTGCAAAAGTCTTGAATGTATTGTAGGTAACTCCATTTGTTCCAGTATAGGTAACTTGATTCACTGTTGCTGATGGACGATATTCATATTCACGATATGTTGTCAAATCCTGAGATGGTGTTGCTGTGGGATTAATACACACCATCTTCAAATAAGGTCTATCATCAAATTCAGTTGAATCCGATTCAGATAAAATTTTATAAAAAACAGAAACTTCAGAAGCGCCTGGTTTATTTGCACTCAAAAATATACGTAAATCTCCAGCATCATAACCATCAGCTAATTTGATAGGTTTGGTGATGTATCTTGCTAGACAAGGTCCACCGGAAGAATCAAATTCACTATTCAACACAATTGTTGCCGGTGTGGTTGGGTGCGTGTAATAAGAGATAGTGAAATCATCCAAATATTCTGAGCCAGAAGAAGTCACATAAACCGCAACAACATTTCCGTTTGCGTCAACTGTTACATTTGCGTTTGCACCAACACCAGTTGAACTTGTAATAGTAATCAAGTTAGCATTACTATAACCTGAACCAGGAGAAATGATTGTGAAATCATCTGAATTAATTTCACCATTATCCAAGAAATTTTCCCAAACATTCAAATGCAAACTTTCTTCAGAAACAATTGGAGAAACTGCATCATTTGTTGTTGACATAACTGCTTTTACAGTCCAATCATTTTTGTTTGCTATTTTTTTGCGTCTAAAACCCACCGCGTAAGTTTCATCAAAAGCGAGAGAATATGTTGCATAAGGAACAATTGGTCTGTAAATTGTTTCTTTTACACCCAAAGAAGTTGTTGATACCAATGAATAATTTAAACTGGTTATACCAACTGAAGGAACAATTGATGTTTCCATCAATTTAAATTTATCAACATAATACAATGAAGGTGTCGCTCCATTTTCAAAATAGAATGTTGCTGGTGTTGTTGGGAAAACACAACGATTTAATTTAAACATCAAATCTTCGTTCATAAAGGAAGTATATTCCATTGCATTTTGAGATTTGTAAAGTGTTCCCAAATATGGTTGTTTGTCAACAAATTCATTATTGACGGTTGTACTACCCTTTTCTGCTTCCCAGACAGTATACTCGTTAGAACTTGTTAGAACAACAAATGCATATAAACCAGGTTTTAGATATACAGGAAAATCAAATTTAAAATTCGTAGCTGTCGAACTTGTTGATAATGAAGGATTTTCTGAGACATTAATCTCGCTTGGATATTTAACAACAACAGATTCGGGATACCAATAATCCGAAGATGGCGAACCATTTATGGTTGGTCTAATTTGAACAACAACAGGAATATTATCATCATCTTTCGCTCTAAAGAACAAATCTAAACTTTCCAAAAATAAACCATAAGGATATCTTGAAGAATCGACAAAGAATGTTTGAGCTAGTGGGTCGCTATTCACTACTGGCAAATCAACAGCAGTAAACACTCTACCCACTTCTCTTGTTCCGACAATTCTCTGTGAAGTTGTGGTACCGACAATTTTAGAATCAATATCAACATTAAGAACAGTATCGACTAATGTTGTTTTGTTTAATGTTATACCAGAAGAGGTATAAATCTTATCTGCGAAAGAAACAGCATCTGCATCATAAGAATTATTAAATGATTCAGTCACTCTGAAATTTCTTTGTCCTGAACGGAAAGTTGCTGCCGGTATATAAAATGCGCCACCAATTTGACCTAATTTATTGCTCTTATTATTACCAAAACTATAAGTAAATTGTTGACCAGCATAAGAGCCGGCGCCGCTCACTGTTGCAACTTTAGTTGTTGTGTTATATCCAGTAATTGCGAAGGCTGCACCCACTCCAATTTCATCACTAGTTTTTCTAATCAAATACAAAGTATTTCCGGAAATATCGTAAGAAGGAGCATCAGAAGCAAGAGTTATTGTTGTTGAAGTAATTCCTCTAGTTACACCTGAGCGGTGGTCATTAACAGATGATATTGAATAAACTTTACCACTATCAACACCATAAATAACTTTACTTGCCAAATCTATTGTGGAGTTTTCATTAATGATGGAAACATTAGCTGAACCAACTTCACTCATCACTACAGTACCAGATTTATAAGATGTTCCACCAGAAATCAAACTAGCAACATTTGCCAATAAATCTGAATATGTATTTGCAATTAAAACATTTTCACCGTTTATTAAAGTTGTATTTACATTTAAAGTAACTCTATTAGGTACAATGACATATTTGTTAACATCTACATCATCAAAGAATGAATACATTATCGTCGAAGGTCTCAAGCCAACCGATGAGAATACAATTCTTCTCGGTTTCATATAAGGCTGAATAGCCAAATCTGTGACAAAAGTTCCTACATCAACTTGTGATGAAGATGTTGATATTTGTTTTTGTTGAAGCTCTGCACCAGCAGCAATAGAAGTAATTTCATTTGTTGTTGTTATGAAACCAAAACCTTGTGCTTGCCAAGCAGTTTCACCAACAATAGTTTCGCTTCTAGTTTGATACCATTTACTATCGACAACTTGTGCGAATGGGCTATTTTTATCATCTTTCCACTGTGGGCTTTTATCTGCAATATATTTAAATGCACCGTTTATAAAATTAAACGCATTTTCAATACTCTGTGTAGAATTCAAAGTAACTTTAGCCGTTACACCAGTATCAACATCTCCTGTAAACTCAGGAAATAAATTTGTCGTTCCTTTAAAGTTTGCAAACAGTGCTTGAGTAATAGGTATAGCTTTGGTATAATATTGTTGTTGAGCAAAACCAGTAGATGTGTGTGAAAGCATAAATGCTTTTTTCGTTCCAGTTCCAACTATCTTAGTTGAACCAGTATGAAGGGCATTATTAGCATTCAATTTTACCTGCCTCATCAGAGATGCAGGATACAAGGTGCCTTTATCTAACACGTTTCTATTATCAATTTTAAACGTATCTTGAGAAAGTTCTCTATTCGTAAAATTGTCAACAAGTATTCCGTATTTTGCTCTCTCTAATCCATTATTATCCAAAATTTTAGCATCTGCTGCACTCTTTTCTAAAGAATTTAATGAAATATAATATTCCAATCCTCTTATTCTATTCTCAAAAGTTTGGATATCTTCCATTGTGTAGCGACGATTATTTTTAAAATCGGCGCGAATTTCTTTCACAGTTTCCGTATATGCAGGAATAGTTAATGTGTAAATCAACATATCCTTGGTGTCAATAGTTGGTGGAACTGGTTGTATTGCTGCCTGTCCTTTAACTACTGAAAACTGTCCACCAGATTTCACAATAACTTTATCTATTCTCGGTAAATAATAATCATAAGATAGTTCTATATTTTGTAGAGGCTCAGGATTTAAACCTCCAGACAGAGAAGTTCCCGCAATCGCTTTATATGGTCTAAAATCAAAACCTGACCTTAAACTCAATACATTGTTGTTTTCTTTATCGTTAAAAGATGGAACATCATCGTAATCGATGTTTGAACCCTGTGCGTAAGAATCGATAGTAAACAATCCATTGAAAACTGACAAACTCTTAAAATAACGATATTGTACAAAAATTGTACCAGTAGGTGCAGAAAAACCACGTTTTAATTTAATAGTTGCATGGTCATAATGTGTTTTTCTTTGGCCATTATCAAAATCGTATCTCTCTGTGACATTATAAACAGAATTTGTTAACATTGCTGAAGTCACATTTGCATTAGGTGATTTTGAATCAAATATACCAATGATTTCATATACATCAGGAACTTGTAAACTAACTGGTTTACCTGGAGTTCTTAAATCTATTAGTGCAGAAGAATTTGTAAAATTTGTTGCCCCAATACTCTTAAAAATCATACCACCGGAAAATGCCACAGTCTCACCAGATGTATTTGCGGAATATAGAGTCGTTGTACCTTGTGTTCCAGCAACATCCATTTCATATGGAATCAAAGAGTGTAAATCTAACCCATCAGTAACAGGAATAAGTTGTTTACGTTTAGTTACACCTGTCGCTCCATCCTCTGCATTGTTTATTTTTGTTGTTACCAACAAATCAACTCTAACTGTTTCAGTTGTTTTTAAGTCAACTTCAAAAGAAGATGTTGAAACTGAAGTTACTGTAAAGTTATTATTAGATAATGCAATAACAGTATTTGGTGTTATTCCAAATTGAACATTACTTGCACTATCTGAACGAACGAAACAAATAATATTTTCTTGCAAAAGAGCATCCGAAATTGTACCTGAACCACTAGAGAAAGCAAAAGTATCGGTACCAGATGAAGTTACGGTAAATTTACCACCCGAGGTTGTGCCAGAATATTTCTTTCTAGCATAAAAGTCCATATTAGAGATTGTGTTTGCTTTTATTGCAGTTTGTGGAGGATTAAACAATAAAGAAGCCGTTCTCGGCTCATTAATTGAAGCAAATCCTGTAGTCGTAGATTTAGAATCAGTATCGATATTTCCAGCAAAAGCAATAAAAAGACCGCCATTGGCAACCAAAGATTCAGCAACAGTAAAATCAGATTCAATACTGAATGTATTTGATGAAGGAATAAAAGGTAAAGAAGAATTTAAATTTAAAGTTGAAGTATTTGAACTTGTAATTAAAATTGGAGCAAGTCCTGAACCACCAGAATCAGTAATTCTGAAATACATATTTGAATATGCATTTGTTGTCAGTGAAGAATTGAAAGCTGCCGGTATTTTGATAGTTGTTGATGAAGAACCTGTAGAGCCTAAAGTTCCAGTTATTGGAGAAGTATTTGCACCAAATACAAATGTCGTGAAGGTATGAGAATTACCGTTTGCAGAATTTGTTGAATCGTTGTAACGAATCATGTGAGCATAAACAGTTCCAATTTTTGTGGAGTTATAAGCTGGTCCAGTAGAGATTGAAATGTCTTGATGCGGCACACAATGAATATCCAATTGTGGATATGTAGAAATATCCAATGTTCCTCTTACATTAGCCAAAACGACACTGGAATCATAGTTTGTTGGTAAATCATAATCGTTTACATTAGAAACTTCTCTAGCTCTATCCACACTTATTGTTGTTGGTCCAACAGTTTGAAATTCATAACCACCAACATAAGCTTTGCCTGGGTCAAGAATAACATTAAATTTTCCGTTTGCTGAATCTCCTTCTTCAAGAGAAATTACAAATGGGTCAACAGTATAGTTGCCAGACTCATCATAAGTTCTGCGAGCCAATGTTTTTTCAAAATCACCATAAATTGGATAATCAATTTCTCTAATAATAACATCATCAACTAAACGAATAATTTCAAAGAATGTGGAAACGTCAGAAGAATCAATTGTTCTCTTTGAAAGATTAGTTGCAATTTTAAATCTATTTGCACCAGGAGCCTGATAGTTAAATGAACCTTGTGCTGGGTCTAATAAAGAAGTATCATCAATTTCATCAATAATGTTTTCGTCGAATTCGATACCAATTTTATATGAAGGTTTGATATTTAAAGTTGAACTGTTTCCAATTCTATAAAACAATTCAATTAAAAGAAATTGTGGAACTACCTTTAAAATAATAAACACCTTCTTGAATACTAGCAATAAGAGAACCTCCTGTTGCATTGGTAGTTTTTAAAGTTGCAAAAATATCTTCACCATAAACGCGAATATTTTCCGACTCTGCAAATCTATCACCACTTAAATATTTAATAATAAGTGCAGGTGAATTTGTGTCTGTTGTATCGATTGCAATAACTTTTGCTCTAACATTTTTTCCGCCACCTAATGAAACAATAGTTTTATTTAAAAACTGAGATGCATCGATATCCGTTCCACTATATTGTGGTTGTAATAAAATGTAATTTGCTTTTCTGTCCAAAGAAACTTTACCACCGATAATCGGGCTACCACTTTTAAAAATGTGATTACCAAATTTCTCAATTTGATTTGAGAGAATTGTCTGTAATTGTGTCAGTTCTCTTGCTTGAACCGAATAACCTGGACGAAATAAAACTCGCATGAAGTTTTTATCTTCATCAAAGTCGTCGTAATATGGGTCGTAATTGAATAGAGTTGTCATTTATTCCTCTTAGAAACTCAGTATGAAACGTACTCGTTCCGTCTGGTCAATATCTCTTGTTATTGGTAGTTTATCAGCTATGTATAATACTTTACCAGAGTATAAATCTAATGTTGGTTGTGTAACAGTATTAACAACACGAATAGAACCAGTTGAAAAACCTTTAATTGCTTGATTGCTTGTTATTGTTCCACGAACATTGTTTAAATATAAAAAATTCTCAACAGTATCAAAAGATATTACTTCAGCAGTAAAAGTTGCTTCAGAAAAAGTTGTTCCCTGAAAAACAACTTCATCCGAATTAAAATCTCCGATGCCCGGTGAAACTTTCACTTTTGTGTAGAGACTATATCCGTTAGCAGTGGCTATAGTTGTTGTTCCATTTAAATATGGATTTTGAATCAAAGTAATTTCTCTGAAATCATTATCTACAGGTATCACACCACCTTCTTCACCGTCAAAATCGACACTAAACATAACAGTGCTTGCACCCAATTCATAAACTGGGTCATATCCATGGCCATCATGTGGTGCAATAGAAACTGTTGCTGAAGCACCAGAACCTATACCACCAGTAACGTCTGTAAATGTCAAATTCGCATAAGTGTAATAATTACCTCTGTTTTGAATAATTATATCCTGTACTTGTCCAGAAGAAACGTTTGCTTTTAAAATTGCGCCAGTTCCATCACCATTAATAGTTATAATGGATTGAGTTGCTCCGTCCGTGTAATTATTTCCCGAATTTATGATGTTTACAATATCTATTGAACCTGGTTCAGCGGCGGAGCGAACGAACTTATTGTAAACGACAGGCATCCATTCTGAAGTCAAAAACTTTTGTTTTTGTAGAGATGTGAGCGTCATCATATATTTCCACTTGTAACCATCCACAGTTTCAACATAAGGTTCTTCAAGTGAAGTCGTTGACAGTGTTAGTTCTGGTTCCGAAGTTGAGTAAGAGCTAGAATTATTGGCGAGACACTTAAAAACTTGGTCTTTTGAATTTAAAACGTAAAAGTTTGTATTTGCTTCATATGTGTTATAAACGGTATTTGACGACCAATTAATTCTAGGTGCAACCAAAGAACAGTTTTCAAGTGAGACTTGTTTGGCGTAAATTCCTCTTTTATAATAGTTATTGAAATCACTAACACTCTCTCCAGGGGTACCAGCAACTTCAGTTCCAGAATTCCATGGTATTTGTTTACCTAAAAAGGCATAAACATAAGATTTTCTGTCAGAGGGCAGATATGCATTGGCCCCCAATTCCATCAAGTTATAAACTTGTTTGGCCAATAAAATTTTAAAATTTTTCGTAATAAGTGATGGCATATTTTTATTTATCTAACTTTTTGAACTATAGCATTTAAATTATTACCGTTGGCTTTAAATCTAGTGTTCGTTATAATAGTGTTAGCATTCACGGAAGCCGCTGTTGAAACTTCAGAATAGACAATGTTTACTGTGGCGCCGGTTGAAGTGACATTAATTGTCGTATTTAATATAGCATATGAGGAATTCGTAATTGTTTTAATTGTTGTCGTATTACCGGTCGACAAATAAATTGTATCACCTTCTTGCAGGTCATTAATAAAATTAACACTATTTGCATGACCAAACAATAGATTTGAGCCAGAAATAACATTGACCGTATTTTGTAATGTTTTATGAACATTCGAAAGAATGATGGTATCACCAACATTAATGCTTGATATCAAATTAGCAGTTGCGTTCGTCGAAACAATTGTGTTCGAATTGAAAGCTATATTGAAAGTATCAACTAAGTCATTTATGGTTATAAAATAAGCGTTATTTGATATTGTAATATCTTCTTCATTGGTATCTGTTTTGACAACAAAAGTTTTCGTTCCTATCGGATGTGAAATGTCATTTAATGCTGACTTAAACTTAGCATAGTCAGTTTTTGTTTTAATTACGTAAGAGAAATTATGATATTTTTCTCCATCTTGCAATTTCTTGTCGGAACTTACTTGACCATCCGTATTTAAATAAATTCCTGGATAGCGAATCAGACCGTTTTCAAACTTGGCATTTGCCTTTGCGTTTCCATCACCATAAAATATTGATGATGTAACTGTTGCGGTTATTGCATTTGTTGTGATAACATTATCAGATTTCAGTAACTTAGTTGTATCCAAAGTACCTTTATAATCAAAAACTCTCAAAAGACCAGTGTTATCGTCATAACTATCAATAAACGCTTTAAATGTAAAATTAGTATTTGAAGTTCCTTGATAAACCACAGTATTGGAAACAAATAGTTGACCTTCAGTAATCGCAGTTGTCGATAAGTCTGCATTTTTTAAGGAAACAACAGGAGCAGAAACATAATCGTAACCGTAACTAACAACACGTAGAGATGTAATTGCACCAATTCTTGAAGTTGTCAATCCATACTGCTCACCATCACCGACTATTTCCGATACTGTTAGGTTTGCATTTGCACCCAAAGCAGATTGAATAGTGATTGTCGGTAAACCACTAGCGTTATAACCTTCACCTCCAATAATGTAAGCACCGGTTGAATGATTGTTTATTGTTACAGATGTAATTACACCACCAACACCAACATTAACATAGCCGTTAGCACCATAGCCGGAACCACCGGTAAATATTAAAATATCTCCGTTCGAATAACCGTCACCGCCGTTGTTAACGTTTATTCTTCCAATCGAACCAATCTTATATAAATCATTTCTGTTTATTTTGAAAAGACTCACATTTGTTTTGTCGTTTTGAAAATTGTCAGCGAAATAAACGTTATTTGTGTCAACAAAAACTACCTCTTTTACTTCTTCATATTTGTTATTAATAAACAAACGAACGTAATTTCCTGGTTCAAGTGACACAGTGAAATCAATCAATGCTGAAGATATTTTGTTTGAGCCTTTTGTAATTATTAATGAAGATGCAATTAAACTATCCGGCAAATCTTCATTATAAAAACTGTATGTTTCTACCGATGGTTTAGTTCTATAACCACCACCGGAACCTTCAACCAAAACGAAAGATATTGGGTACACAGTAAAAGGTTGAAAAGTAGAAATCGAATTAATAGTATTAGATTCTATTACTGATATATTAGCAAACAATGCGTTCAAGGTAGAAACAGACATGTTTGAGACATTGATGGTTCTTGAAATAGAAGTATCTAAAAGAGAAATATTTGCTTTTGCTTCAGAACCTAAAGGAGCATTTTCAAAACCTCCTTTAAAATCTATGATTGAAGAATTATTGTTAACTGCCGGGTCTCTAAATCCAAAACCAGATTTTGTGACCAAAATATCAGTTATACCACCCTTTGTAGTTTCTCCAACGTAAGCTACGGCACCGATTGGATTGTTAGCTGTAGGATTTAAACCACCAACAATACTTACTGGGTCACCGTCATAATTGGTGTCTGGGTCATAACCATTATAAAAAAGACCTCTAGAGGTAGGTACAATTTTTATTTCTGAAAGTGAACCGATTAATCGACCAGTAACAGTTACTTCTAGTCCAGTTGTCGAATCAACATAAGTTGAAGATAGTGTTTCACCAGTTTCAAATAATCTATCAACATTTGAAACGTATGCTTCAATATAAGAAATTCCCAATTGGCGGTCAACAGAACGAACAACCTTTTCAACAACCGCGGTTGCTTTAGAAATCTGTCCGACAATGAGAGTGTTAGCAATATTGAAAATATTGTTATCATTGGTATCAATACGCAGGGCAAGAGGCAAAGTCCATTTGCCGTCCGATGCTTTAAGTATATCTTCTTTTGGCAAATAGATTTCAATTTCGTCATTATATAATG